ATGTTTCATATCTAACAGGTAATCAAACTATTACAGTAACAGGTGATGCTACTGGTAGTGGAACAACTGGTATTGCTCTTACATTAGCGAATACTTCTGTTGCAGCAGGAAGTTACACATTAGCGAATATTACCGTTGATTCAAAAGGCCGCATTACAGCAGCAACGAATGGCACACCATCTGTTCGACTTAATAACATTATTGCAGCAAATGGAACTAATATTATTGCTAATAGCACATATAATCAAATATGGCAATGGACAGATGGCGGGTTTACTCTACAGAATAATAGTTCTGGCCAAGATTTATTAGATCTTTATAGTCAAGGAACATCGACGGCTCTTATTGTATCAAATGTGGGCGGTGGTGCATCCTTAGTGGTAACAAATGAAATAGATACTCATACAACTGGTAATATAGTTGAAGTTTATAATTCAACGTCAACAGTTACAAATAATTTAAAGATTAGCAGAGATCATGGATTTGAATATAGTTTCCAGCCGAATGGTGGACCATATAATGCAGGATTTGAGTTTGGCAAATTTGGTTCCGGTTATCTAAATACAGGTGCTCAAATATATGCTGGCGGTAATTCTATTACAATTGATAATGCTACAGGTATTATCAATGTAGGTAACGGATTAACGGGTTCTGTTAATATTGCATATGGATCATATAAGGGTAAATCGACACTTGTTGCAGGTTCTGTAACTGTTTCTAATACAAATGTCTTGTCAACTTCGGTCATTCAATTGACATGCCAGGTATTGGGTGGAACACAGGGATTCTTAAGAGTAGG